GGCAAGGCCACCATCGCAATCCTGCCACTGAAGGATGCATCGGATATGTTGGTTGAGAACCGCGTGAAGGAACTACTCACGTCGGTCTACTCAGCCAAGTCTGTGCGCCCTGATGGTGTCATTAACGGTAAGGAACTATGGGATGCTGTTAGCAAACCTCAAGTCTTGGGCACGCCGTATGAGTTTCCTAGTTTCAACAAGGTACTCTTTGGCCTACGTCCACGTGAAATTGTTACGCTCACGGCTGGGTCCGGTGTTGGTAAGTCTACGATTGCCGCACAGATTGCGTACGATCTTGCAATCAGGCATGGCAAGAAGATCGGGTACATCGCGCTTGAAGAAAGTGTTGCGAGAACTGGACTTCGATTCATGTCAATGCAAGTCGGGCGACCGTTGCATCTTCCGCAAGATCTGTCAGAGGATGAGCGGCGACGGGCATTCGACGCGACGTTAGGTGGGGGTAACTTCCTACTGTACGATCACTTCGGATCACTCGACTCCGACCACCTTCTTGCAAAGCTGAAGTACATGGTCACGGGTCTTGGTGCAGAGTTCCTGTTCATTGATCACCTCTCAATCCTACTGAGTGGTGGTGACTTTATGACAGGCAACGGCGACGAGCGGAAGCAGATCGACTACACCATGACTAAGCTACGGTCGTTCACAGAACAGACCGGCGCAGGGATGATGCTGATCTCACACCTGAAGCGCCCATCGGGTGACAAAGGTTTTGAGGATGGCCTCGACCCAACCCTGTCCAGCCTACGTGGCTCACAGTCCATCGCGCAATTGTCTGACGCTGTTATCTCAGTGTCGCGCAACGCATCCGATGGACAGAACACATTGAAGATTAAGTGTCTGAAGAACCGATACGCCGGACTAACCGGAGACATCGGCCATCTCAGGTACAACCCAGATACAGCAACTCTCGAGGAAGTAGATGGGGACTTCGATAAAAACCTAGAGGAGACCGATGCCTTTTGACAACGAACGCCGCGAAACTCCGGCGACGCAGAAGGGAACTAAAGAAAGAACTGGTGGCTTACTTCGGAGGATCTTGCGCTCGATGCGACACCATACTGCCCATCGAGTGTTTTGACTTTCACCACACAGACCCCCGCATGAAAGACTTCTCGGTCTCTCAAGAAGCGCTCTGCCGTTACAAATGGGAGCGCGTTCTTGAAGAGGCCTCGAAGTGCTTAATGCTTTGCGCGAACTGTCATCGAACAGTTCACGCGCTCAACGAGGAGAACTATTTTGAAGACGCTTATAGCAGACATAGAGACGAACGGACTACTCCCGGAGTTGGAGACTTGCCACTGTTTGGCGGTGGGCTCGTTGGACCTTGACGACATTGTTGTCTACGCCGACCAGCCTAACTACCCGCCACTCGCTGAAGGTCTTGCAAGACTAAGGGAAGCCGACCGTGTTGTGTTTCACAACGGGTGTGGGTTTGACTACCCCGCCCTCCGTAAACTCTACGGTAAGGATGTGCTCGATCGGTCCAAGGTGTTTGACACTTTGCTTCTATCGCGCCTCGTGGAACCAGCCAACCGATCACACGCACTTGAGAAGTGGGGTGAGCGGCTCGGCTTCCCGAAAGGTGACTACTCCGATTGGAGCCAGTTCACCGACGAGATGGCTACGTACTGCAAACAAGACGTGGCCGTAACCCAGCGTGTCTATCACACACTCATGCAGAAGATTGATGAGAAGTGGGAGGCCGCGCTACGCCTCGAGCACGACTTCGCTTGGGTTATGTCATTACAAGAACAGCACGGCTTCCGCTTGGATGTTGAGGCTGTTCAAGAACTTGATGCTGAGTTGCGCCAAGAGATGGCAACCATCGAGCAAGAGTTGCAGAAGGTATTCCCGCCGATCACGATCGAACGTGTGAGCGAGAAGACCGGCAAGCCGCTCAAGTCAAAGATCGAGATGTTCAATCCCGGGTCCCGCAAACAGATCGCGGAGCGCCTGAAGGATATGTACAACTGGGTACCAAAGAAGTTCACCCCCGCCGGGTCACCACAGATTGACGACTTAGTGTTGGGTGCCCTCGACTACCCAGAGGCGCGGCT